AAAAGTAAAAGCCAAGCAAGGAATGGAAAACAAATTGAAATAAATATTGGAACGCATTTCCTTATTAATCTTTTTACTGCCCGAATCATGCTCCAAGGTTTAGGATATGCACAAAGAACTTTTATTATGCATAAAATCATTTCGATTATTGCCATTGCAAACATAAGGAAACCCATGAAAAGATTTAAATATGCCAAAACACCAGATAATAGTTTCGCAACAGTATCCGTTAATTTATCAATCATTTCTTGAAGAACACCGCCACCAGGAAGATTAAATTTTAATCGACGAAGCCAATCTAAGATATCCTCTGGCAAATTAAATCCAGGAAGTGATGGGGTTCCAAAATTAATATCTAAACCAAATCCTGGCATTCCAGGAAGTGGTGGACCAAGTGGTAGATTGATATTATTAGAAAGAGGATCACATTTTATATTCTTTGGCATATTTCCCTAAAACTCATAATTATAAAACATCTTGGCTACCAATATAAGGTCTTATTAGTTCCCTGCCGCCGCCTGGATCTGGTGTATACACATCTTCAAATTTACGCGACTGCCTGTGTAATGGCGTGGCTAATAAATCTGTGACATCATCTCCGTAAAATTTCAAAGAAGATTCCGGATTTAATCTGATATCTCCCCCGGCAGTTAAAATAATGCTTTCATCAGATCTTAATTCAATATTTTTCGGGCTTGAAATTATAACCCCAAAATTATCAACTCTTATTCTACAATATTGTCCGTTCCCTTGTATAACTCTAATTTCAAATACATTTGTTTTATTTGAACTTGGGACAACTATATTTTCATTACCAGGAAGTGATTTTCCAAACCTTGGATCTGGATCTTGGTCAGAAATTGATCCATCTGTATTTCTAAACCCAGGATCCCCACCAATTTGAATATACATATCCCCATCGGTTTGTGTAGCAGAACTGATGCCATTTTTATCACAACCGATTCTTTGAACAATTCCGCCTTGGAAATCTACCCACAAGGATTGTTTGTCAGCAGTATTCGCGCCAACGCTAACGTTTAACATACCTTCAATTCCAATTGTTCCGCTTCTTCCGCCAGCATTGGCTTGTTTATCAGAAGCTGCCCTATCAACCCTCAACTCCTTTGAAACTATAGAATCTACGGCGGTATTTTTTAAAATAAATCTTTGTGTTTGATTTGAATCAGTTATATTTTCATCTGGTTTTGTTAAAATTCCGCTTCTGTTTTTATCAGCGGTATCAATTGGATAAACACACGTTTTTGAAATGTCGTGGAAAAGCGTTCCAATTTTTATTTGATTTTTAGTTATCCTATCTTTTGCAATCAAGTCAACATTACCAGTTAAAGAAACGGTGCCCTTTCCAATTTCTTCAAGTAAAACATCAACTTTTGCATCATCATTTTTTATAAAATAATCATAATTATTTTCGCCATCTTTTTTCTGCGGATTTATGGTTGTATAATTTTCATATCTTGTAAGCAACCCAACATTTCCAATTTCACTTGATGCGGGAATGTTTAGTTTGAATTGTCCTTCCTTGTCTACATCAAAAAAGAATCTGCTTCTATCTTTCTTATAACTATCATCAGTTTTATCATAATCAACGCCTTCACCAGTTTCAACTTTCATATTTATATCAAATGGGTCCTTTCTTGCGTTTAATTCCCAGTGATAGGCAACGCTTCTTCTATATAAAGCTTTTAAATCCTCCAAAGTCCCGCCAGCAAGTGTGGTTTTTAATGATAAATATCCAACTGGCAAAACATTTCTATTTAAATCTAAAACATTTCCATTTATATCAACAACCGTTCCTTCTATTTTTTCAATTAAATAATTTGGGGAAATTAAACTTAAACTTAATGTATCATCCTTTCTTATTCTTCTTGAAGTTAGAGGATCATTTATTTGGGTTTTTGCGCCCTTGCCGGTAACATCTTCTTGTTTTCTCGCTTCAAGTGTATCTGATTCAATAAAGAAATCATCGGAGAATTCATAAGTAATATTTCTTTTTTCAATTAACGCTGGATTTCTTTTGCTTGTTCCTTTGGTTTGCTCGGAAATCATTAAGGAATTATCAAAACCAATTTGTTTTAAATCCTTATACCAATCATTATAAATTTTGGGATCCTTATATGAATTTGAATCGCCATTTTCATTTGTTGATTTGTTCCTAGAAATAACTCCATTTATTGAATAGCCAGAATTTGTTATATTATAAAATTGATTTGAAATCAAAGACGTATAATTATATCTTTTATCTGCCGATTCGTTAATATCAAAATTTATGGAACCATAACCAAGAGTTCCCAAAAACGCGCCGGAAATATCTGAAAGTTTTAGTTTAACATTTCCAGATTTTAAAAGAAAGGAATTTATTGATAAATCCTTTGAAATAGTTGGGCTATAAGTCCCCAAAATTGCGCTGGCAACATCAGAATCTGATAAGCTCCCAGTTTGCAAAGCCGTTGATGTGTTTCCAATTTTATTGAAAACATAATATGTGTTTCCGGGACCTATGCCGCATAATAATAAGTCACCCTTCTTTAAACCATACCAAAGTCCCGATTCCCCATCCTGCCCAGTCATAAAGCCGGGGTATGCAACAACCGTATTTCTATTTTTATCAGAGATAATGAATAAGGTGACTGTTCCTTTTCTATAATCAACGTTTTCAACTAACGCGAGTCTCAATTGCCCAACGTTTGAATTTCCAGCGGCTGAATGAGTAAGTTTATCAATTATTCCAGAAAAATCAGGTTCTTCTTTGTTAGGAACATCAAAATCAAATATTTTTGGCATAATATTCCTTATTTGGTAGTATCTGGCGTTGTAATTGTTATTATTGTTGCAAACTGATCAATATTGGCGCCCTTTTTTATTTCATTATATTTTGAATACATATTGCTTAATGAAATTGATGTTTGGGTGTTTCCAGATGATTGACTTGTATCAATTGAAATTGGTTGGAAGGCGTCTTTTTTACTTTCCTTTATTATTTTTTCATTTGATACTGTTATATCTTCCAACCAAACATCTATTATAAATAAGGCAAGCATATCTCCCAACTTTTTTTCATATTCCTTATTCCCAGCATCCATTGCCGCCGCAGCAAATTTATTCATTTCTTTAATTGCGCTCCAAGCCTCGCTTGATGGGTTTCTTCTTGAAACGCCAGTTCCAAAATTTACAATCATTGGAACGCCAGTCGATACTTTATTTGCACCATCAGAATCTTTACCACCAATAATTTTGGAAAGAGGAATGACTTTTTGTAATTGGTCCCTTACATATTTTGCGGCATTATATAAATTTGTATCTTCCGAATACACCCTTATTGTAATTCCTTTAAATTTTGAATTTGATTGTTTTAATGTTTTATCAGCTAAAAATAAAATTTTACCTTTGATATCTTCAATAGTATTTGCGTTTCTTACACCCCATACAGAATCAGATAAAAGCTGTTCCTGTGGCGTTTTATTTGAAGTTAACCCGCTTGCCGAGGCATTATTAAAAACTAAAGCTCCAAGATTGGTTCCCAATGTATTAGCAATTGTTCCGCTTCTTGCGATTCGATAATTCCCAACATTAAAATGTTCGCCTCGATATATGGATTTACCAATAATATCAAGAGGTGTTGGAATATATTCGCCAGGAACATGCCCATAATGCATATCCAATGTGGTTTTAAAGGATCCGCCATATGTAAATGAATGTGAAACGGATTTTGCGTAAAATAGCATTCCTCTTTCTTGAATAAAATAAGTTTCTCCAGGTTGCATAAATTCATTACCGCGCATAACAACATTTGAACTAAATAATTTCGCTCTTTCCTTGTTTAATAAAAACAAAGCGTAAGGGGCAAGTTGCAACTCAGGATTATTCAAAAATGGCAAATGTTTGGTTTGCATTGATTTAAATCCATACATCCGCCACATATCATAATCTACAGCATATACATTTGCCAATTGCATATTATTTCCAACATTAAACCCTTGCCCGCCAACTAACCCGCCCATTTCTGCTCCGGAAACTTCAACAGCAGTATATTCGGGATTTTCCAACTGATAAGACATTGAAATAATATCTTTCTCCCGCAAAACAAATCTTTTTCCGGAATCCAACCCGTAATCATCTATATTTTCATTTTCAATTAAATCCTTCAAAAAATCGGGAACATTATCAGTTCCAAATAAATTGGGAAGTATTAATTTACTTAAGATAGTATTATCTGGGGAGTTAACTCTTGCTGCATCATCAATATTTTTAACTAAATTCACAGCAATTTGTAATGCCTCATATCTTCTAGTAATCAATCCTTGTATTTGCTTTTGTAATGTATTAATATCTATTGGCGATAGCTTGCCATCTTTTGAATTTGGCAAAAGCTTTTCAATTGAAAATTGATCGGCAGGTTTCCCAAGTTTTTGGGAAAGCCTTGCTTTTATATCTTGCGCCCCATCTATTTGTTGCCCAATATAATTTAATTGATTGGCAAATGTTTTAACTATACCATTATAATTATCTATTTGTTTAACAACATCAAATTGACTTTTTGTCGTTGATGCTTGGGCTTGAAACTTACTTATATTTTCATCAGGATTTCTTTTAAAAAATGTATCCAGCTCAGGTGTTATTTGAAAAACTGATTTTTGTGAATCGGCAAACGCCTCACTATAATTGTTATTAATTTGTTTTGTTGCTTGTCTTATTGAAGAAAGAGTTCCATTTGCATCAGTTGTAAAAAGAAATGCCCCACCTTTAATTTTATCGGAACCAGAAAGAAAATCTTCCATTGAGGAATCGCCATAAGCGCCAGCACCTAATGCAACACATCGTAATCTTATTTGATCTTCAAGCTCCTCAATTTCCGAAAAAACTGTTTCAATTTGATTTTTAAACATTTTTTCAATAAAATCTGGATAAACTTGAATATTATATTCAGATTTCCTTCTAAGCATTTCAAATAAAACGGAACTTGGAACTCTATTATATTTTGGAGTTCGCAATTCAATGTGTCCCTGGGTATTTGCAAACATTTCCATTCCAAGCACATCAACCGCTACTGATTTTATCTTTTCCTTTATTGTTTGCCAGTTGGTATTAATAAAATCAAAATTTCCGGCTAAATTTGTGGCAATTGTTTGAATATCATAATCGGTATCATATTCACTTCCAACAATAAATAAATTTCTATCTGAATTAGCTTTTACTTGCCACAATCGTCTTTTGGTTATTTCGTGTTGATCGGATTGTAAAAGAGATGTTGCTTTTGTAATATCTCCAGAAGTTTTTAAATCATCGGTATTATTATAAAAAACAGTATCGCCAACAGCTATTACCGTTCCTTTTCCGGTTGTCCTTAATGATTGCGCAATTATTTCGGTATGTATTTGAATTAATGCATCAAGTTGCAAAATTTGTCTTATTATTGGCACAGTTATTTGTGGGTGCAATGTTGAAATTACTGGAACCACTGCATTAGCGGTTATTGGCGCTTGAAATTGCGACAAGTCAAATGTATTACTGTTTCCTTCATATTGCATTAATTTGCTTAATAACTTTGCCTTTTCATCTTGGGCTTTGGTTATTGCCGTGCTGTGTGCATAAACCATCATTTGCAAAGCCATTGAAATCCCAAAAGTTTTTGGATCCATTGTTATTTTTTTAAATGGAATAAAATCTCCCCAAATTTTATTTTGTTTTTTAATCCTTCCAAATAATCCTTGGAAAAAATCTGCATCGGGATTAAAATCTGATTGAGTGCTTATAGTTCCCCATTTTTGTGCCGCTTGAAAAAATGTATTGAAATTATAAGGCTCGCCGCAAATTAATATTGAAAGAACATTAACGAAATCTTGCCCGCCAAAAGGATCCGTCATATTTACTTGAGCAACATTTTCATATACCAATTTTGATGATAAGGAACCATCAGGAGTTCCGCTTTGATTTATTATTGCTGTGCCGATTCCTCTTTTCCATCTATAAACAAAACCATCAGGTGCCGTATAAATTCTATTTGCAATGCTTTGAAAAGTTTCTGAAATTGTTGATAAAGCAACAGTTGGCTCAATATCAGGGTCTCCAAAATGTTTTAATGTAGCCGCTTCTCCAGCATGCTTGCCATCTGGAATTGAAACTCGCCCATCTTTTAATAATTGTCTATTTTCATCTAAAAGTTTAAAGCTGGCGACATCAGGAAGCAAACCAGTTGCGCTATCAAATTCAAAATCAAACGGAGTTAATGGATCATATAAATGTCCATTGAATTGATCAATACCAGGTTTTGTTTGTAAATACCCTTGCTCAAAATATGAAGCGTTATCTTTTGCGGTTACTTGAATGGTATATGACCCATCGGAGTATGATTCAGAAGCCCTTTCAATTATTCCACAAAACACACAGGTTCCAAAATTACCGCCAGTAAAATTTCCTCTTAATTTATCCCAAAGCCATGCCGGGAAATCCTTTCCAGCAAGAAGATTTTTTAATGAATTATCCCTGTTTAAACCATTAAAATCTCCAAGCTTTTTTAATTTTCCAACTGTGCTATCCAATAATGAAGTGAAATTTGTTGTTCCAAAAATCCCACCAACACCTTTGCTAAGACCAAGATTAAAACTTCCAGCGTTTTTTGCTCCTGTAAATGTGTTTGTCATATCAGCAAATGAGCTTGAAATTCCGTAAGAAATTAATTTATCATCTATGGTTTGAGAATCAATAAAAACGGTAACAGTATCCATTGGTTGAATAATTTGTTGCCCCAAATAATTTAACCGCATTAACTTTCGCGTATAATTAACGTTGGCATTATAACTTTTATAATCCGTATAATCCCCAGCTCTTATTTGCAAAATTTTAAATAAATTCTTATAAATTTTATTGGTTAATTTAACTTCTTCTGCAGTAAATGTTTCAATAGGGTGTTTTGCTGCCAAATTTTCATAATCAATTCCTGAGCCGTCAGATTTTGTTAATTCAAAGCCAACCCGATCAAGAACGATTGAAACTTTATTATAAACCCTTGTTGTTATATCTATTCGATATGTTAAAATAGAAACTCCACGGCTCAATCTTAATTGATTTAATTGCTGCTTCATTTCCTCGGTTTCATTTGAAAGCATTTCTGCGGTTATATTTATAATCGAAAACTTTTTTTCATATGAGGTTTGTAATATTGCTCTTTCAATATCTGTTTCATCTATAAAAAACAATTTACATGGATCTGATAAATTAAATGTGCAAGTGCTATCGCCCAAAGTTGTCGAGACTTTGGTATTAATGGTTGTGGCTAAAGTTAATTCAATAACACCAGTTCCAAAACCTAATGGCGCTTGTTTTTCATTTACAGTATTACCAATCCAAGTTGTGGTTTGTGAAAAACCATTAAGGGTTAATGCATCTCGTATTCTTTTTATACCGTCCTTATTTGATAGAAGAAAGTCTCTTGTTGATTGTTGCCCCGGTTGTAATTTTTCATTTACATTCAAACCAAATAAATAACCCCCGCCACCAGCGTTAAAATCACTTCCTTCTATTTCATTGATAACTTGATAAATTGCGTTTGCAATTGGTGTGGTGACAACGCCAGTATCTACTATAACTTTATTTAATTTCGTTAATTTTTCATATGCAGAAATTTGATTGCATTTATTTTCAAATAATTTTTTTGATGCGCGCAAAAAATGTATTTCATCTTTACTCAAATTCTTTGGATCAAAATTATCAAGCAAAGATGAAAACACCCGCTTTTTTATTAAAATAATAGCTTCTGGAGTTTGTGTTATAACACTTCTTGTATTTGGTTTATTTTTTGATGCATCACCAAAACCCAAACCTATATAAGATCGTTGGGCTGTCCTGTCAATTGTTGATAATAACCTTTGAACAGCAGAACTAACACCCCTATTTTTATTTTCCTTTGCCAACACGCTTGTTGGAATACCCATACTTTCGGCGGCATTATTAACCCAATCAGCGGCGCCTTGAACCGCATCATTAGCTTTTTGCATTGGGCTTATTGCATATTTATCTGATGCGTTTGATACTGCACCAACCCATTCTGGAGTCCCTCTATCTTTTGTAAAATAATTTACCATAAATCCTTATTTTATTCCCGCAAACTTTTTTCCCATTTCCGAAGTAATTGTATCTTTTTCAAATATTTGATTATTAAAGGTATATGGAACTGCTTGGTGATCAGATGGTCCGGACGTTGCTGGATGTTGCCATGGAAGATAATTTGTTCTAACTCCCCTCTTTTGCGTAGCTTTAAATGAAATGTCATAATTGAAAATCCCTAAACTTTCAGCATTTTCCGTTACACCAAAACCATCAAAAAACCCTCTATATACCTCCCCCATCCAAAAAAATTCAACAGTTGATGCATAAAATCCAAGAGTTGGTTTTGGAATTGAAAGCCCGGTTCCTTGCATTTGTTCGCCCAAGTCCTTCATAAAATCTGTTATTTGCCCAAGTCCAGGAACTAATGCCGTTAAATATTCCTCATCCTCATTTTTTGATTTTGCCAAAGCTTCTAGCGCAATTACGTCAAATGCAACTTGCTCCCCTCTATATATATCATATAAAACATTTATACCTTCAATACCAGAACTTCCAGTATGTCCGGTTATAGTAATTGCAATTAATTCCTCGCCCCAATATTGAGTAATAAATCCACCCTTTGATCTTTCAGATTTTATATTTTTTGAATGTTTAATAGAAATATTCTGGGGGTTTATATACATTTCAACAACGCCACGCTCAGGAACCATCCATTTAAGCATTCGCCTTTTACCATATTCAACTTGGCTTGATGGAATACTTGAGCGAACATGATTTCCAAAATTTTGTGCATCTGTTGCACTATTTATTGGATATGAAACGTATTCATTTCCAGCAAGGTTTGGTGATTGTCCAAAATAAGTTATATCTCTCATTTTATCCTATTAATCTGGCAAGCTACTACCCTTGTGCTGAGCCGTTCCTGCTATTTGTTCCATATGTGCTATCACTGCTTTTATAACTTTGCCATCTTGAGTTAGATTTATATTTATAGTTAAGTCCTCAAATTTATTGGAAGAAGAAGCTTCTTTAAATGGTTCTCTTGCGACATTAAGCTGAGCTTTAGAAATCTCTACTGGGGTTATTCTTTTTATGCCACCAAAATCAGGTTCTTCTGTTTTTTCTCGCGATTCAATCGTCCAACCACCTTTTTCTTCTCGTTTAGTTGCAAGCGGTCTTTCGTGAATAGTTGGGCGATTCATTCCAACATCCCTTATTGTATCAACAAGTGTTGACGCTTCTTCTGGGAAAAATTTTTCAGCCATTTGCGTAAGCGTTTTCCCTCGATTATTTATTAAATCAGTCAATTTCTTTTTGTCATCTGCCGTTTTATCGCCTTTCTTTTCTAATTTTTTAATTTCCTCTTCATTTGCTTTTTCAAATGATTCCATCATTTTTTGACCAACTGTTGTTTCTTCAAAACCAGTAAGTAGCCTTTTACCACTATCTATTCCAGCAGTCGCGACGCGGGAAGTAGCTCGCCCGCTTTCTTCCTGTAATCTTTCCGTCTTAAATTCTTTTGCATCATCACCAATTCTGCCAGTTCTAGATCTTTCCGCTTGAATATAATCCAACTCCCCTTTTTTTGGAGCAAAAATTTCTCTTTCAGTAGTCCTTGATTTTATTGCTTCTAAAACCGCAAGTTGATCTTGCGCAACTTTTAATTGTTGAGAAGCCATATTTGTTTGTCCTTCCATCATCTCCCTTCCACCAGTTAACGCTTTTGTTAAAACAGCTTCATTAGCAGCTTTATCTTCGCCAGCGCCACCTAATGTGGTTTTGGACATCGCCTCCATTATTCTGTTTAGTTGCCCAACATCGGAATTGCCAGTCATTTGTGAAAGTAATTGCCGTTGAACCACAAATGATTGCTGAAGTTCTGGTGACTCTGCTGCCTCATCCAAGGTTAAAGTTCTTCCAATGCCGCTTTTTTTTTCAAGAGTTTCCTGCATCATATCCATAACTTCGCCAGATTTTCCTTGTTGCATTAACTTTTCAACTTGCAATCCAGCACCAATCATTCCTCCGGGAGCTTGCATTCCAGCTGACAAAGCAATATAAGAACGCATTGGCATTTGCATATTTTGAATTGCGCTTTCCAAGCCTTTTACCAATTCAATTTGACCTTTAAAGCCAACACCAGAATCTTTTAATGCATCAGTCATTCTTCCTAATATTCCAATTGTGGAATCCATTTGCGAACCCCAGAATTTGAAATTTTGGTCAACACCAGACACAACGCCTTTAATATCTTCAAATGGTATTTTAAGGTCTTTACCCGCCTGAGCCATTACTGACATTCTTACTGCTGCATCTCTTCCACTCAAACCAAAAGTGCCAATAGCCTCTTTCGCAATATCCATTGCTGTAGAATACGCAAGCCCAGTGCCTCTTGCTGCTTGAGAAAGTAATTCCATTGATGAAAACATTTTTCTATCTGCATCACCACGTATCCCATCAATAGCTGAATAAACAGCGGTAGCCTCTCCTGGTAATGACCTGAAAACTTCAGAAGTTCTTTTTAAAGCTTCAGGATAACTTATTCCTAAAGCCAAAGCTGATTTGTTTGCTTCTGCTGCTATTTTTGTTGTAAAATGGGTTAGACTTTCTGATAAATTTCCGCCACCCTGTTGAATTGTATCATAAAAATTACCGCCAGCAATTGCGCCTTCTAATAATGAATTTTCAAAACTTTTAGCTTGAGTTGCTGCCTCAGTAAACCGGACAGTAGCTTCCCCAAGAAATTTACCCAAAGGCAGACCTTCAATTAGTCCTTTAATGCTTGCTGCAACATCATTTGAAGATTTATCCGCAGAAGATAATTGACTATTAAATTGTGCCAAAGAATCTTTTGCGGATAAGGCATCTGTAGTTAACAAAGCAATTGTAGATCCTAAACTACCAAAACTTATAATCGCTTCTTGATTTGTAGTAGCATCTCCAAGTTCTTTTTTCACGAAATCTAAAATGGTATTAAAGCTACCAAGATCACCTGTTGCTTTTTTTACAGCCTCACCAATTCCTAAAAAGCCAGCGGCTCCACTTTTAATAGAATCAAGTGCCGCTTTTGATGCAGGATTTAGTTTATCATACATCAATTTCAAAGAATCAAGTGCCTTTGAAAATATTTCAACTGATTTTACGTCTGCAACGCTAGGAACTTCAACCATTTCTCTCCATTATTTTAGTTTCAATCTCCTTTTTTTCTTTTTCGTTTTTTCAACAAGCGGTCTTCCCAAATTGGATTTTATAACATAATCACTTGCTGCATCAAACTCATCCTCTGACAATTTAACATTACTTTCCTCATTATCCTTATTTTGTATGGAGCGTGCCGCTTCCGGATTAAAAAATGCCCCAACAAAACACCCAAAGCTCCTCATTATTTTTATCTCTTCCTCCCTTTCCTCAAGCCACTGCGCATATAAATAATTCCACATAAGCTCATCCATATCAATAATATAAGGATCGTTTGGCTTTTTCCCGAAAAGTTTGCATAAATGATAAATAAATTTATGCTCGGGCTCCTTTACGATTTTTTTATTTCCGAATTTACCTCCCTAATTTCTTGAGCGTTTTCTGGAATTTTTACACCAATCTCTTTTTCATAAAATGATTGCAATTCCTTTACAACCTCTTCTGCCAAATCATCAACAATTGCTAAACGCATATCAACATCTGTTTCATCGTCTTCTTGCAATAAATCGCTTACTTTTTCCCCATTTATTTCAAAAAGAGAAAGCGCAAGATAAACGTTTCGACTATAAAACATAATATCAATATTTGTTTTTGAATTTTCAGCAATTGATTTAAAAGCTAACCTTGTAAAATCACTATTTAAATTTTGTAATGTAATAACCGTATCATCAATCGTTATTGATTTTTTTATTTTTCGCAAACCAAGAAGAGCTTCTATCTTTCTTTTACTTTCAGGGGAGATATCTTTTTTATTTTTTTTTAATTCATTAATTTTATCATAAAAGATTTTCTCATCATTTTGGGATGAATTTTGAACCTGCGCTTGAATTTGTTGCCGTTGCGATTGCTGCGGAATTTGCGTTCGTTTATAATATGGATTTACAACAGGCTCGTTGCCCATATCAGGCTCGCCATTATTATCCAGAGTCGGATCATCAACAACATATGTTTTTTGTTGCGGATTTCTTCCAGATGCAACTGTCCCAATTTGACTTTCTATAGTAGCCATTATCCTTTCTCCTTATGCTATGTTAAGTGTATATATAACTTTATTATTATGCACTTTGTGGAGCACTAAGAATACCAGGAGCGTCCATAGCGCCTCGCCGAGCGCCAACGTCTGCTGCAACTTCATAAACGTCCCAAGGAACGTTAGTTAAGCCACGAAGACCTTGCTGTGCCGCCGACTTGCCAGGAGATGCTACAAATGAGAAGATATCTTCGGCTACCCAAGTCATTGAATCAGATATAATCCAGTTTTCAGCTTGATAACCATATGATATCTGTGAAATCCAGACATCTCGAATTACCGTAACAACTGCACTACCAGATTCCTCGCCACCATTCATCGTATCAATTATATGAATGTCAAAAGGAACTCTTTGTGATTTAACATGTAAAAAACCACGACCAAAAGCTTCAGATACGCGCATTCGATCAAAACGAATTCTTTCACACGTTCCTGATATATCAGTTGATTTGTCAGGAGCACTATCAATGTGTCCATCTGTTCCAACTTCATTAATCATTTTTATGCTGCGTCGTTCATCTATATTTAAACGTTGCACTGCACCAACAGCATTGTCACCAACTTTAATGACAATCATTGTACTCAATGATACGTTCGTGCTATTCGCAGTTAATGTCGAACCTGTAGTGGGATATGGGGATTGTGTTGCTGGATTTGGGGCTGTCATTTCTCTCCTAAATTATTTAGTTCATAATTTATATATTTTTATTAGCAACTTAAAATAAAAATATAATAGAAAAAATAGCGATTTTTGCGAAATATTACTGGATTATAATTTGTTAATAAATCATAAAAATATTTTTGACAAGTGATTATATTTAACAATTAAAAGTTAATGATATGCTAAAACGAATCAAAATTACAAATTCAATAATAAAATCATTGGTTGAAAAGCATGGCTGGCAACTTATTAATTGTGATTATAAAAATCCACAATCAATTGTCGAAATCAAATGTGATAAGGGTTTTATATTTTTAACAACATATGATTCGTTACGAAAAGTTAAAAGTTGTCCAGCTTGTTCGAAAAACAAAAAGATTTCTTTTGAAATAATTAAAGTCGCAGCCGAAAAAAAGAATTGGACCTTGTTAGATACCGAAATATATAATTCTCAATATATTAATTGCGTTTGCGACAAAGGACATAAAATTTGTGTGCCTTGGTCAAATTTAAGAGATAACCACCAATGTATTGTTTGTTTAAGATATTTAAATAATTTAGAAAGATATGATCCAACAACTGGCAAAATTAAAAAAATAACACGAGAACAAGAAAACAAAATAATTGATTTTTATCAAAATGATTTGCTTTCTCCAAGGCAAATTTCAAAAATAATTAAGTTATCCACGGGGAAAATTTGGCAAATACTTGAAAAATATAATATAAAAATTCGCGAAAAAGAATGTTCCCCTCCTTTTACAAATGATGAAAAAGAAAATATAATAAAATTATATGATAAGTTTGAAACAATTAATGATATGTCAGAAAACTTTGACTGTTCAACAGATAAAATTAGATTGGTTTTAAAAAAAAGAAATATAGAAATAAGAAGTCATAGTGTTGCGAAAAAAATTAAATGTGAATATTCATTCGCTCCAGAAAATTTAACGCCTGAAATGTCTTTTATTTTAGGAGTTATTTTTGGAGATGGGCATGTCGGTAATGATGGCATAACAATTTCTATGCAAGATTCCGACGTTATAGAAAAAACCAGCAAAACATTTGATAACATATTCAAAATATTTAAAGTTGAAAATATGTCTGGCATTACACTTTTAAGAAAAAAATTAGTCGATGAAATGGTTTTTCATTATAAATTGTGTTCAAATAAAGCGGGAAAACTTATATTCCCAGATTTAAATGAAAAGCTAATGCCGTTTTTTATTTCGGGGTATTTAGCCGCAGATGGTTGTGTTTCTTTTAATAGATTATGGAATTGTTTTATTTTACAATTTACGTCAATTTCATATAATTTTTTAGATGATTTGCAAAAATTCTTAATAAAAGAAACTGGCATAAAAAATAAAAATTATATATGCGAAAAAAAGAAAACACGAGGGAGTTTTCCATCAAATAATCCATGTTATGATTTAAGGTTTTATAAAAAAAATGCAATAAAAATTTGTGATTGGATTTTCAACCCAACAACCGAATTGACAAGGTGTGATAGAAAATATAATAGATATATTGATTATAAGCGGAGAGAATTAGAAGGCGCCAAGTGAAAATTTGATGTATATCCAGTTAATCGGGTAGGTAGGTTGTATACGGAACCTGCAGTTCCATTGCCTTGGATCAACCAAATCTCTAACAACAATTATATCAGCAAATTTTGTAATCAGTCTTTGCGATATAAATGATAAGCAAAGTGAATTAATCCTTACTTGCAATGAAATTGCGAACGAGGGGCTTTCTGGCTGACCAATAAGCCCTTGAACCGCAAGCCTTGACATCTTCGCGACCTTATCTCTTATGAAACAAATACTTATCTCTTCTTCTTCTGGATAACCAGATTGAGAAGTTGTTTTGCCCCAAACGATTCTTCCGCCACCAAGAACTGGTTCAACCAAAGTAATTCCTGCCTTGGTAATATTTTCAGCAACAGTAGTGCTATACATTCTGTCGCGCAAAATACTAAATCCAGCAAGAGTTTTATTTGTTGAAGGAATTTCAACACTGCCAGTTCCAGAAAGTAAACCACCATGTGCTGCTGCCATAAACATACCATCCACATAAGTGTTTGATCCAGAAATACTAACAACGATTCGATCTGGATAATGGTAAACACATCGATATGTGCCACCAAAAGCATCAGATACACTATAATTTGTCAAATCCTCAGTTAGCCCACCAAGAATTTCAAGAGGATCGTCGCCTTGAATGCCTTCAAGAACGCCAATATCTTCTACTGCAGCAAGGGAAACGCCAGTAACGTTATTTGGAAGTAATCCCTGAATTGCTCCTGTGAAAAGAATTCGTTCCTTGCGATTCTTTATTCTTGACATTGCCAAACAATGTTGCAATGCTGATTGAATAATTGCGCTCTTTGTTTGAAGAGGAAGTGGAACTAAAATATCCAATTCAAAGGATTCAAGTTTTTCAAGCGCGGTTATCCAGCT